TCTCTGTGTACACATTATCGGTTATACTCATGCCAGTTGAGTGATTAGAGTCTATAATTCTAGCCTGATCTGCCCCTGCTTGAGTAATCGTTAGATTAAACTCATTATTATCAATTCTTAAATGATCTGTTGTGTCTGGATCTTTTGCTGGATCAGACAAATATCTCTGACCTGCTGTTTCCGTACTGTCTGCGCCCAACCACGACTCATTAAATCTATTGTAAGTAATAGAACTGCCTCTTGCAGGTTGGTTAGCTATTAATCCTCTATAGCCGTCTAATATAAAGCCGTCTTCTGCTAAGAAATCATTGTTGTGTATTAGTGTTGGATGCGATAGGTTGAATCCATCTATGCAGTTTACAAACTCATTGTTGATAACCTTAGTTAAAACGTCTGGAAAGTCTGCACCCTCAGAAAATACATTATAATAGCCAGCCCAAAAGAAGTATCCTATCTCCGCACTACCTCCTACATTCTTACAGTAGTTCCCGTCAACCAAACTAGCTCCGACTTGATTTTTAAAGAATGCGCCACAACTTAAAACTTTATTTCCTTTTAGTGTAGATACACCCTGATAACTGTGGACATCGAAAGCAACTTTAGAGACGTTATTAACCCTGTTGTCATGATACGTAGTGTTAGCAGGGACTAGTCGCCCTGAAAATTCTGATTGAGTTGCATAGGTAGCAGTCCCAAATTCACCAGCCGCTTCTGTGAAATCACCAGTCACATATCTATTAACATGATTTATTCCGTGGTTTCTCATTGTGTCAACATAGTTATACTCTATTACACAACTTTCACACTGACCGCGTAAGCTTATAGCTGATCCTCTTGTGACATCAACAGAGTCTATAAAATTAGATAGTAGGAGGCAGTTTGTTACCTTGCAATTATAACCAAGGTTTATCTGGATCATATTGAAGTTAGTTGTAGCTATAGTTGGCGCTAAAGCATAATTAATAAAAAAATTATCTATAACCACATTTAATATAGGAGCCCATTGACTAGGTCTTTTATATAAATCTGGAGAGTCTGTTTTTATAACATTTATTAGCGCCCATGATGTTAAGCCAGCAGGTGATGCGGATATTAAACTGCATCTATTGCCGTTCAATTCTTTGTTATTGTCTTTAACATAAATAGGGTCTAATAAATAACTCTCATCTTCTATGAAATTTATAACACTTGCATCTGAATCAATAGCCGCTTGTATTGAAGGCGTGTCGTCTGTTGTTCCGTCACCCTTAGACCCAAACTGGCTCACACATAACGAAGCGCATTCTATTTTCAATACTGCAATATAACCGTTAGCCATTGTTAGATCACCAAACTCATCAGGAACCCATAATGGATCGCCTCTTGAGTCTCGAATCTGTTGCAAAGTAGCGATTGAATAAGTAGCACCTCCCTTTGGTTTTGCTGCCGCCGCCCATCCATCATAATAGCTTATAGTTTCCGCTTTCTGGCCTGGTATTAGATCGGTTGCGATTAATTCTGAAACATGACTTACACCATAAGGGCGCGCAAGTTCTCTTTGTACGATTGAGATAGTAGGAGACCCAACACATTGAACTATGTCTAGCGCGTTCTCAGTTATTAATGAGCTTAATACGGCATCCCACATTGAACCACCGCCGTTAGTATCTGTTCGCTCTTTAATGTTTAATGCGTTCCCATCTGCTAGCCCTGTATCTGCTACCGCCGCCGCTAGTGTTGCAAAGTTTTTAACCGTAGATGATGAGATAACTGTAGCAAACTCATCTACAGGATCAGCCTCCCATACTTGAACATCGTTCTTGTCTTTTAAAACTACCTTGTACGTGCCAGCAATAAAAATGTCTGAAAAAACACCCGTACTATCTGCAATAACAGGGTTAGCGTTAGGTGTAGTTGCTGCTGAGTCTGAATATGTGTCTTTAGGTGTGCTTGTGCCTGTTTCGTAGAAAAACAGTTGAGCGCCATCTGATGGTGAAATCCCGTTGCCGATATCTGCGTATGGTAGTATGAAACGTGAAGCCATAGTCTTTTTCTCTCAAGTTGTGCTATATTTAATAAATGGAACTAATATTATTCGTTATCTTACTTTGTATCTATCCGCCCGCTGCTATCGGCTTACTTTGCTGTGCGTTTGGTGTTTCTTTGATCTGCTATATTGGCAGTTCTTATGAAAACTCTAATTTTTAACATCTTCTGTATTGCTTATATCATTTAAAAGTTGAGTCATCGCTCTGGCTGCTGCTGGACTATTTGGATTCAATGTTCTTAAATGCTTCATTTCAGCTTTCCATGTTGGATCATATAAAGCCTTAGCCATTGCCGCCGCCCTACTGTTAAATGCTGCATCTTCGCCTACTGTCGCCGCTGAGCTAATAGGCCTTTGTATAAAGTTTCTAAGCGCTTGAAATATTCCGCCTCGTAACTCTTTTTTAATCTCTTCTCTTGATGCTGTTTGTGAGCCGCCTGGTCTTCCAAGTCTAGCGCGACCTAGTGCCGTTTGAAGAAATTTAAGATTCTTTTTGCCTTCAGCATCTAGCGCATTCATTAAAACTTTTGTGCTTTTATCGTTCGGGAACAAAGCCCTGAATAATTGACCTGGTAAGTTTTCAACTGTTCCAGCTTCTTGAGTTGATTTAATTGAGCCTAACCTCTTCTCAAGCTCCACCCGTACAATTTGGCTCCATGCTTCAGGATCTACATCTTGAATAGATTTCTTTGCATTAGCTATCACTGCTGGGTTTGTCTGTGATGGGTCAAATATTTTACTACTTACCTGTTTTAATTGCGTGTCATCCAGTTTGGCAATTTTGCCAATAATAGAATCTTGTATCTTTGTTACTTCTGGCGATGCATCAGCAAAAGCCTTTCTAGCTGCTGCATAACCTTCGCTTGCGTCATCCATTTGTTGTAAGAGAATGTCTTTAGCCTGTGTTAGCTTAGCTTTTGTTGTGTTGCCTAGCGAATTTTCACCAAACCCTTTAAGCATCTGATCTATTTCAAGTTTTGCGTTATGTAATAGTTCTAATGAAGGCGAGGCTTCACTTTTCCCTTTTGTAAGCGCTGTAACCTTATTAAGACTTTTAGCAATCTCACCAGTTTCAGGTAAATTAGAAAGCTGTGTTTCAATAAAATCATTTAAAGGTTTAACGTCTACATCTGCGCCATCTTTAAACGCTTGCTTATATATTGGTGATGCTTTTTCTGCTCTAATGTTCTTGACGTTCTGTACTGCATTTTGAGCCGCTGTTCTTAGCTTTTCCGCTCCAGTTACAACAGAGCTATCTGGTGCTATTTGACCTAAGAAGGTTTCAACCGCATCACCTGCCGCTTGATTCTGCTCTTTTAATCCTGCAACCGCTGAACGCGTACCCGCTGGAAGTTGTGCCACAAACGATTGCTTTTCTAGCTGCGCAGGTATTCCAGTTTGTTGTGCTTTGAACAAAGGAACACCAGTGGCCTCTGTAGCCTCTTGTGCTGCCTTTACGCTTTGAGCCGTTTGTTGTATCTCTCCTTTAGCCGCGCCTATCTGTGAAGCCTGTCTTGCGCCTCTTACCGCTTGAACTGCTGGCACTACACCTTCAGCCAATCCGCCAGTTACCGCTGCAATTCCTGTCGCTGTCGGGTCTCTTGTTTCTCGGCCTAACGTAGCAATGCCCGCTTCTTGCGTTGCTTGCTCTGTTGCTCCAGCTGCAATAGCACCTAAGCCCATTTTCTGCAATACAGTCTTACCTAACGATGCCATTTTAGCGGCAGGTAAAAACGTTAACACTTGAGCAATACCAGTTGTTAAATCTTGAGGTGAAAAGCCTGGCCGATTTAATACTGACCGTCTTATTCCTCCTTCCTCTGTTGGTACTTCGATAAAAATCGAGCCATCTGGCGTGGTTTCAAATACTGCTTCCGGTATTGCGCTTTGTATCATTTCCATTTGAGCTTTAGGGTTAGCAGTAGACAATAACCCAGCCGCAATTTTAAACGTGTTACCTTCTTCAGTTGTTCCGAATTCAGGCAATGTGCCAAGCTCTGGAGTTGCTTCTATTCTTTCTGACCCCGTGAAGATATCAGCAAATCCTGTTTTTGGTGCTGCTTGTACTTGTGGTACCGCCTGTTGTGGTTCAAACGTGCCACCTACATCACTAGGGATTACAAGTGCAGCTGATCTAGCTTCAATGGGCGCAACCGGCTCACTTGGCAAACCTTGAACGTCTACAGTGCCACCAACATCTTTAGGGATAACTAAAGCCATTATTTAGCTCCTTTGTCCGCAGACTTCCACGCTTCAATGATTTCTGTTCTCGTTGCATCTGGATTAGCCGCCCTTACACTCTCTTCAAATCTATAAAAGAATACCGGCAAGCCTTCAGGCGTTCTAAGATTAGATGAAATCATTGGAGTACTTCGCTTAAATTCAGACCACGCCCTATCTGCTGTTTTGCCTGTCTCATCTTTAAAGTCACCCCCTGCATCTTCAATGAAATTATCATAGAAACCTTTGCGCTCAATCCTTCGATTATTTAACGCTCTTGCTGAGTTAATAATAAACTGATTACCGGCTTTAGTATTACCAAGGTTTGCAACAGTTTCTCGAATAGTAACTTCATCTTTGTCTGTTTGTGGGCCTTTCTGTGATGCTTTGACAGCCAATACAATTCTTTGAGCCTCTGCGTTAAAACCTTCTCCCGCTGAAACGTTAGCTAATCCGCTTGTATCTAACCCGAAGGCTAATCCAAACGATGCTAGTGCTTGTTTTGCAGGCTCTAAAGCTCCAGTATTAACATCAATATTCTCTAGCACGCTTAATGATTGATTCGCATCAATTGCCGCATCTGCTTCTTCACCAACTCTGCCAAAAGTTTTAGCTTGGCTTTCTGCTACCTTCTCTTTAAATTTCTTCTCTCCACCAATTGAGACCGTTGTGCCTGTCGGCTTCTCTATAAACTTCTGCACTTCAGCTTGATATTCTGGAGTGCCAGGAGTAAAGCCTGCCGCTATTAAATTCTTTTCTAGATTAGTAGTCGTTGGTGGCTTGGCTGTTGGTGCAACTGTTGCAATTACATTACCCTGCGCATCAAATTGTGTCTGACCTTGACCAAGCTTAAATCCTGGCTTACCTGCTGGAGCGCCTACCACTGATTGAGTTTGCGCAATAACATTACCTAACTCTTGATCACTAAAGTCTGCACCTTCAAATACAGTCGGATCAATGTTAAATGCCCTCAAGTCATTCGACATATTTTGAAATACAGAAGCTCTTTGCTCAAATGGCACGCTTTTCAATGCTGTAGCCGCTTGATTCAATACTTGTGCTCTAACTTGTGACTGCTCTTGCTCGAACTGTGTGCCAGCTCTTGCAGCGTCTTCTTTTCTCTGTTGCCCTAGCTGAAATTGATTAGCCATTTGTTGGCCTTGTGCAAAGCCTGTTCCTAAATTAGAGAATTTAGTACCTATATCAAACTGGTTTACTGTCTGTAAAGCCATTACACAACCTCCGGTCTAAACTCTTCTGTTACCTGTAAGAACCCTGAATCGTGCATACTTACCGCATCAGGTCTAGTTTTCTGTAGCTCTTGAGCCATTCGGCCTTTGTATGTTTTGCCTGAGTCGAATATATAATTAAAATTATAAATTCCTCCTAGATTATCACGCCCTACTTCTTCTATATTTTCTTTCAGTCTAACATCAGACATTGCCGCTCCCGCCACTTGACCGCCTAGCTGAAGCAACTGATTGGTAAACTGTGATTCTGCTTGTGCTGCGCCTAATATGCCTGATGCTCTGGCTTCTGATCCTGCAACACCTAGATTAGCAATATTACCCGCTGTTTGTGCGCCAAACTGACCAATATTAGTTCCTGCTGTTTGTCCTTGGCCTGCAATCTGACCTAATCGGCCGAACTGGTTTTGCAAATCTTGCTGTGCGAATCCTGCCGCCTGCTCTTGTAAAGCTGTGCGAACATTACCGCCACCTAAGCCGCCAATAGCTGAAGCATTACGTAACAAAGATTTTTGCTGTCGGTCACGTAAGAACTTTTGCCCTGGTGATTCCTGAAGTTGTGCAAATGCTGCTTGCTGCGCTTCTTGACCACCTAAACCGATTAGGTTTTGCTGCTGCTGTAAAGCTAAATCGCCTGCTTCAACTCTAGGCCGTAGCATCTCTTGAGTTAAATCAAACTGTCTTCGTTGCTCCGCTATTCCAGCTTGTGCGCCTTGCGCCTGAATACTTGCCGCATCTCTTGCGGCATCTTGTGCGCCTTCTACGCCAGTTATATCGTCAACAAGCCCGAACGTACCAACCTTAACCACTTTATTTACGTAACTGCTCATTTATTCATCTCCCGACGAGTAATTCCTAATAACATTCTATCACAAGGACCATTCTTAGATAAGTAGCTTAATCTGTCCACGCCTTCGTGTTTCATGCCTGCTACCTCTGCTGCATTAATAGCGCCTTTAAACTGTTTAGGAATTGCTACATTTAGTTTGCAAATCTGTTCTGGCACTTCTTCGACAAACCATTTAAAAAACTCTTGCACCATTTCATCGTATTTATCCTTAAACTTTCTAAGGATGTAAGGATGAAACATCCCCATCGTGCCGGTGCAAAGATAAAATTTAATCATCCCTACATCTTGCCCATCATGATTGTAAAGTAGCCATCCTTGGCGACCATTACACTCAAACTCTTCATCTTTTGGGTCTGCGCCATATTCAACAGCATAGCGTGAGACTTCAGGTAGGAGCATAAAATCACGCACAAATGACATATCGCGACATACTTTGATCACAGTTCGTTACCTGTTACGTAAAACTCTATCCCATTTGCTACGCTAGACTCCATTCTTAACGATCCACCAGGCGGTATAAGATGCCCAACAATTGAAGCGCCTAAATCTACCCTATCTCTAACAACGGTCGTTTGTGGAATGATCGCTTTTTGCACAGATCCCGCCGAATTATAAATATAGGCTTTATAATCAATGCTTGAGGTTGTGTCATTCGGCGCGCTAAATTTAGTTATGCGCGTACCCTTCCCGCCTGAAGATGAGGTAGGCGAATCGTAGAATTTTTCAATTGTATCTACGAATTGGTTTGAAGCATTAAATACGAGTACGTCTTCAGCCATTATCTAGCCTCCACTACGTAATAACTATCAAGCTCTGCCGTAACATTCGCAGTACTAGTCTGGTTTGTAACCTCAAGCTTAATATAATCGTCCTGATCTAGCGTAGTGTTGACATTGATCCCAAAGAAGGCGACATCTCGACCACCAACCAAACTGTTAACCTGCCTAGACTGATCTAGAACAACGCTAAATGATGATGCTGAGTCATCCCACTTACTAACTCTTAGCGTCAATACATCATTAGAGGCTGAGTCCATTAAAAAATCTGCAACTACTTTGTATTCTCTCGGAGTATTGCCAAGATGTCGTAATTGACTGCCGCTAGGATTATCAAAGTGCTGCAAGTCTGATGTAGTCCATGCAGCCGCGTTCACATCTTCATAAACACCTTTAGTGTTGATAGTTGTAGCAGCTTCCGTTGAAATACCAATACTTCCACCTACAAATGTGTTCGGCATCCCATTATTACCAGTCCACGCTGATACTAACTCTCCCGCTGTGACATTTGGCGTAATGTTTGAATCTGTAGCATTAAAAACGCCGTTTCTTGTGACTATAGCGCCTTCAATTTGCAGCGTTGACGGATTTACAAAATTACTTGCTGAGAAGTCAAAGAAACTCGCGCTTGCTGGCAAATCAAGATTCATATTAGATCTAAACCGTGACCCCATCGAAAAACTAGCACCCGCTTTAAATAATGAATAAGCGCCATCAGTAAGGCTTCTTACTATTGATGTGTCTATAAAAAAACCACCAACCCAAGCTCCGGCTAGTGTCAATTCAGGCATTCCACCAAAACGACCTGTGCCGACTTCTAAGCCCTGTCGATAGTCTGTAATAGTCCCTAGTGACGTGCAATTATTATAGTTTACTCTCGCGAATTCAAAAGCATCGAAGCCAGTTGCAGAAGTAATATCGTAAACCTGCGATCCAGTGCCGGACACGTCTATTGCGTAATCTTTACCTAGCAAATTACCAGAACCACCCACCGGAGATACAAACATTGTATAGTTACTAGCTGTTGAGACTAGCTGCGATACATCAAAGTTATACCCTGTAAGATTTAAACCGCCAGCTGGAACTGATATTTCCTGCGAACCCATATCTACAATGCCGTCAATAAAATAATCTTTTGTGCTATCTAAAACGCCTGCTAAATCGGAAGCTTGCTTAACTATCACTAAGTTATCGAATGTTTTAGAAAACAACTCTGTAAACTGTGCGTTTATCTTTTCACCACCCGCGCGGAATGTATCGCCTGTACGATCATCTGGAGCAGAACCTAAGTTTATTAAATCTAATGCCATACTATGCTTCCGTCTGATCAAATGAATGTTTTGTAGAGTCCCAAGTGAAGCCGGTTTCATCCCATGTTAAAGGGTTTCCGCTGCCTACTTGCTGTTGTAATGCTAATAATTCCGCTCTAATGCCTGAATTATCAGAAGATTCAATAGTTGTTTCTGTTGTTGCGTTTGTTTGATCGGTTAATGATTCAATCCACGTATAAAACCTTTGCGTAGGCTCGCCATTCTTTGTGAATATCTCGCCACGTCTAGGTTTAATTACATCAGCCATTATTGCGCACCAACTTCGGGTGTTGCAGCTAATCTAATTAGGTTAGCGCGTACTTTGTCGGTAATAGTAAGCCTTACTACTCGCGATACTGGAAAGCGTCCCTGTCTGCGCCATATAGAGCGCTGACCGTATTCGCCTATTTTACCAATAGTACGACTTGTTTCTGAGCCAAACGTTCTGCCGCCATCATCTGACCTATCAAGCCTAACTACTGGCTCTGAACCTTGGCCAGTTGTTAAGCCTACGCCACTTTGGAATGTTGCTTCAAACTCGCCAGCAAATATAGGAAGTCCATTCTGGTCAAAAGGCTTAGATGTAGATTGTCTAAATATTTCATCACCATAATAATCAAGCGTATCGCTATCTAACTCACCTATAATACCCGAAACCGAATCACCAACCAGCAACTTGCCATAAGCATTGGCGATATTCTGAACCCTAAAACGGTCATCTGTTACACCTGTTTGCAGTTCAAACCATACTCTTTGCTGCATAAGTGTTGATGCTGTCGCGTTATATACAAACGTTCTTGATGGGATTCTTGATGATTCAAATGTAAACAATGCTAAAAACTG